AAGCACTCGATGCCAACTTTGTGGAAAGTTAAGCAACATGCTGGACAACAAAGGCTCCGCAGAGGTGGGGACAGTCAGAATCAAACTGTCGACCCGAATGGAGTTCGATGGATACGAGGAAGGCGTTCTGTACGTCGAGGAACGGTGGCGCGGTCACGGCTACCGTCCCAAGAACGGACAGGAAAAGGCCTTCATCCATACGAAACTAACCCATTGGATCGCCCGATTGGCTCTTCTGCCCCTATCGGTTCCCCTCTGCACCATGGTAGGAAGTCCTCCCGACGTCTGGATTGTCACCCAGACGCCGTAGAGTCTCTGAGCCGTACGCTTGCCCTTATTCTTGAGACCCTTCAAATCTTTGGATTCCACTCACCCGTCCGCGTCTCGACCACATTGAGTCGTTGGACTCTTTACCTTGATGAAGTGATTGCTTCTGGCGTCATCCCAGATCTCGCCTGGATGAAAGTCGTCAAGTACAAACTTGCCGCCTTCTTCTCGGCCTGGTTAGGAGGCCAGGATTTGCCTAAATGTCCCTTTGTTTCCCGGGACAACCCCCGTGTTCTTTTGGGGGGGGCTGCATATCGCTTCGTTCGTCGTCTCTCGAAGGCGCCTTCGTGTAGAGAGGCGTGGTGGTGCCTGCTTCAGACCATTTTGAATGGTCTTAAACGAGGCCTGCCACGTCCCTCTTCTCGGGCGCTTCATGCGGTCGCCTCGGAAACGGTAGAGGCCTTGACCACTTCGGTGAGACAACCCCCGTTTTCTAAGATCTCTTGGGCAGACTTTGATGACGAGGAAGCAAAAGTTCCACACATAGTGACTCGTGTGCGACTTGAGGAGGAGCTTCGCCGGACGGTGAGGGAGCTCTTTAAAAGAGCCCCCCCGCTTCCGGAGAGTCCTCCCTTGTACTTCCCCTCGACGTCTGCCAACTATTATAGTACACGGGGTATAGGTGGGTTAGTGGGTGCTCTCAAACGTTCTTTTGAAATGCGATTTGATACGCTTGAGAGCGAGACCCTTGGGACCCGTCCGGGTCCCTGGGAGCAGAATCTTTTTGATCCTACTTTCTCAAGTTTGAAGGTTTCTATTCCACATGACGAAGATGAGTCGATCACTTCTGAGACCTCGCCAGTCCTAGAATACGATGACTCCCTCCTGAAGAAGCGCTTCCGTGATCTTTGGGAAGCTGCCCGCCTTTATGCTCTTCAAGAGGTGCCGCTTGTTGCGGCTGTCCCTTTAGCTGAAGCTCTTAAGGTTCGAGTTATCACGAAGGGACCTCCTCTCCTTGGCTTTGTTCTGAAACACCTCCAGTTGTATCTTTGGGGTGTCTTAGCCAAGCATCCTTGCTTCTCCCTTATTTCTGAGCCTGTTTCAGAGCGATACATACAGGACAGAATGGGGAAGCGGGGTTGCGGAGAGGATGAATTCTTCGTCTCCGGCGATTACCAGGCTTCTACTGACAACCTTCATCGGTTTGTCAGCGAAGTGATTGTGGATGAATTGATCATCCAGTGCCAGATTCCGGGTGACCTTGGTCAACTATTCCGGACGGCACTTACACGACACCTCATCGAACGCTATGTCGTTCGACGTGGACGTGTCATTTCCCAATTCGCCCTAACCGAGGGGCAGGACGTTGGTTCGAAGATGCAGAAGTCGGGGCAACTTATGGGGTCTGTTGTCTCGTTTCCTGTGTTGTGCATAGCGAATGCTGCTCTCTGTCGACTTGCCATGGAAATTGGCAGTCAACGGAAGTGGTCACTCGCCGATGCAAGGCTTATCATCAATGGTGATGATTGTCTTTTTCGAACCAATCGACTGGGTTATGACATGTGGCGGAAGATTGGAGAGTTTTTCGGTCTTCAGGAGTCAGTTGGCAAGACATTTTTGTCTCGCCATTATTTGAACGTTAATTCTACTGGCTTCCTTTATGAATCTCCAGGTCGAACCGACTACGTCACGACCAAAGATGGCCGACTTGCTCTTTCTCCTCTTTACTTCCGAAGGCTCCCAGTGATCAACTGGGGGCTGATCGTTGGTCAGAAGAGATCGCAAGCGGGCCTTATGGGCGTGAGTGAAGTTGAGATGGGAGCAGATCTTGGGGACCGTTTCCGGGATCTACTTACCCATTGTCTTCCGTCTGTCCGAGGCGCAGTGGCAAAGAAGTTTCTGAATCGCCACTGGTCTCGATTGAAGGTGTGGAACCTTCCCTGGTATCTTCCCCGTTATCTTGGTGGCATCGGTCTACTTCCAGGTCGCTACTTTGATTTGGACTTTGGTCCTTCTCAGATTGATCTCCGTGCCTCGGGCTATGTCTTGAGGCATCTCTCGGAGATAGTAACGGCCTCGGCGGCACCGACGTGGAAGATTCGTCAACTCATGGGCACTCTTGTTCCGGTCCCTCGCGGTCCGGTCCAGGAGAGTTCTTTGGCCTTTGAGCAGGCCCTTGCCCTTGAAGTTTTCTTCCGCTATCGCCTTGAGGATCTCTTAGACGATAGTCCATCAGATAAATTGAAGCAGTCTTTACGACGTAACGAGACTGTTTGGTCGCATGCTTTGCGACATACGGGGGAATATTCGCCTTGCTCGGAGAACGAGCTGTGGAATCGCGCTGAGCCCAAGATGGGTTGGCAAGCTACGTGTGTAACTTCCTTATTTGATCATGTCGGTGAGCGGACTTAACGCTCGGGGGGACAGGACGATGAGAAGCTCTCATACCCCTCTGTGCCTAAGAGTGGCACAGCCATGTGAATCATGAGGTTGCACCTCAGAACTCACCATGGATTTGGGTGTCTTCG